GGCGATTCGCGGTATACCGTGAAAGGAGAATGAAACATGACCGAAAAGGTTGAGATCGACATTGTAGCCAGAGACAAGGCAAGCGGTACGATAAAAAAAGTATCCGTCAACATGAAAGAGCTAGGCGAGAAAGTCACTGGCTTAGGTATGCGCTTGTCGGCGATTACGACCCTGCCAGTACTCGCGTTGGGCAAATGGGTAAGCCAAAACAAAGAGATTGCCGATACTTTAGCGCCCATTGGCGTTGAGTTTGCTAAGATCCGCGATGAATTAGCGGTTGGATTATTGCCAGTCCTGCAGGAAGCTATGCCGTCAATCCTCGAAATTGTGCGCGGTATTGGGGATCTTGCCAAAGCCTTTAGCGCCCTCGATACGTCGACCAAACAAACGATTGTAACGGCTATCGGTGTAGTCGCGGCATTGGGGCCTATCGTGTCAATTATCGGTCAGGTCATGGCAACCATTGGGCTACTGCAAGGCGTACTAGGAGCGGGCGGGTTGAGTGCGGCATTTACTGGACTAGGCGCGGCTATCGCGGCTATTGGTGCACCCGTCATCATCCTGACCGGACTACTCGCGGCATTGTTCCTACTCGTGTTTACCAACTGGGACAAGCTTGTAACGATTGCCAAACAACTAATATCGTTAGGCGCATACGCACTAGGCGGCGAGCAAGCTGGCCTTGCAATGGCTAAAACCGTCGGGCTGGCTGGCCGTGCAAACGGCGGGCCTGTTATGCCTGGACAATCCTACATGGTCGGCGAGCGCGGGCCGGAAATCCTACGCATGGGCGCGTCAGGTGGTCAGGTTATCCCATTGTCAGGGCGTAGCGGAGGCAATGGCGGGGCGAATGTGTACTACACAAACAACGGCGTAGACCTGCAAGGGGCGCAACAGATTCAAGCATTGCTAGACCCGTTCATCACGAAGAATATCAGACGGGCGGGCGCATAATGGCGAAATGGGGAACGTTCAAATGGGGTACAAGCAAATGGGGCGCCGGCCAAACCCCAGGCCCACAACCTACGTACACCGCGCCGTATGTGTGGGTAATAGAGATAGCCTGGACTGGCAGCTTTAGCGGCGCGAATGAAGCCGACAAGGTAACGTCTCTGCGAATTGAACGGGGCAAGGAGTATTTTGTATCGCGCAATGGAGACGGATTAGAGCCGTCAACCCCAGGGCGTGCCTCGTTCACGCTCGACAATACTGACGGCCGCTATGACCCATACAACACGAGTAGCCCGCTATACCCGTTCGTGGCGTGTGATAAGCAAGTAAGGATTACATTACGCGATGTAAACAACAGTTTCACGAGTTACCCCGTATTTATGGGGTGGATTAGCGACCTTAGACCCGTGTCAGGCAGTGGCGACGCGGTCAGTGTCGAATGCGTTGACGATATGGAAGGTTTATCGCGTCAAGATGCAACCGTTGAGATGAAATTCAACACGAACACGACCGATGCAATTACCGCCGTGTTGGATAACGTGGATTATCACAATCGTGATATTACGACCAGTGACAACCCAATAACGCTCTTTAGCGTCGAAGATCAAAACGCTATGGATATACTCAACGAGCTTGCAGAGGGTTCACTAGGCCAGTTCTTCTGTGACAGGACGGGTAAAATCCGTTACTACTCGCTACGCTACAACTCGCAACCTACGCACGTAATTGATCAGGCCGACGTGTTGAAGCAATTCACGATTGCGCAACCTTGGGACGAGAAACGCACGCGGGTTACTACGTTTGGAAACAGGTGGATTAGGACTACCGAGCGCGTAGTGTGGGCATCGTCTGGCATCCTAATTGTGCCAGGGTCATCCTCGATTGACTTTGATATATCGTTCTCAAATCCCACGATTCCCATTACACCCGTTGCAGGTCGTGATTATAGTGTCGGCATCAGTAACATTGTTGGCGGCGTGGCGGTTCCTGCATTATCGGCACAACTTTCAAACGTTACGCCAAAGTCTTGCACCGTCACAATATCGAATGCGGCCACAACCCCACGTGATACCTATCTAAAGGTCAGGGGAAGCGAGTTCCTAACGTCATACCCCGTCAGACAACGGCGCTATGTGCCGGGCGCATCACAGTCTGAAATGCAAGAGGTCAGTACCAAAGTCAAGACAACCGTAGAGGACAATAGCGTGCCGGCATCGTTGCGGTCGTCATTCGTGTTGGATAACGCATTCCTGCAGGACGCGGGTTTTAGCGCGGCGTATGCCTCATTACTGTTAGGGCATCTGCGCTTTGCATCGAAAAACCCAGTCATCACCATGCGCAATTGTGCGACACCCGCGCTACAATTCGGGGTAGAGCTTCAAGATTACGTAACATTTACATCCGCGAAAAAGGAAATTGACAACACCTACAGACTCGGTAAGGTGGTGCATGAATGGCTATCCCCAACAGGCCAGGATGTACAGACTACGTACCACCTGATAAACGTGTTGCAGTCAACGCAGTCGATTGTAGGCGATGGGGAAATCATTATTGAGATCATCGACCCAGACGGCGGAGGCGATGGGGATACACCAGGCGGCGGTAATAATCCGCCACCGCCTACACAACCACCTGACACAGGAGACCCGATTGTAAATTGTCCGGCAGATTCCCCCGCCAATGGGCCGCAGTGGATTCCGGAGATGATGAGGAGCGTCCAGAATACGGGAAGCTCTTTCATCCGGGCACAAACGTCATTTGTGGCACGCGGCGGGGCAACCCATGCAAACCCGTCAAGGTGGGAAATGGTTTGCAGATTAGAAATTGCATCAGACTCCGGTCTAGGATGGGTTCCAGGTGGTTTCATCCCAGGCGCTAAAGTGACATTCAACGCGGGCGGCGCTGGTGGGGCAAACTACGAAGCTACATTCGACCTATACGGCGGGCCAAACCAGTTTAGTGGGCCTATCATCCTGTCAGGGGCGCGGCGCATTACATCCGTGATTTTCGACATTCCTTCAGGCGGCGAAGCGTATACAACCATTGGGGCACCGCTGGCAATCGTAACCCTAGACCCCAATAACTTTATTGGTACGCCGGTCGGTTTTGAATTTCAGGCACAACGCAAGTTGTACGGCATTCGCGGCATTAGCGGGTTTTGGCGATATAACAACGGCGATCTAGGGCCAGAGGGTTACATTCACGACATCCTAAACCAGGACGGTTTGCCGTTACCCTACTCGTCAGATCAGATATGGGATGATGACGCGATTCCTCATGCGCCATATGCGGCGAGATATTTCTATGGTTCGATCAATCCAGATGCTAAAATGCGGGCACGGGCAACCTATGGAGCCGATGGGTATGACGGTCGAACAGACGGCCTGACGGTTGGGCTATATAACGCTATGCCGATGGGCAACCTACGGGTTACAATCGAATCGTTTATGATTTATAACGTGTGCCCATAGCGGGCAACAGGAGCAATCTATGGCAACTTATCCAGGTGCAATCAAAACGTTTACCGCACAGGTCGACAATGTGGATGACGCAGAGGCCGCAGATGTAAACGTGGTGTATGACGAGGTGACGGCAATCCAAACCGAATTGGGTACAAACCCTAAAGCTTCTGCCACTGACCTAAAGACCCGACTCGCGCACACGCTCAACGCATTGGGCTATCTGTCATTTGACACGCCGACCGAGTTGACAATAGCGTCAGGTAGTATCACGACTACACAAACCTTTCACCGCGTCGATACCCAGGCGGACGCGTCAAGCGATGACCTAGACAATATCACTATTCCGGCAACGGGTGACAACCAATTCAGGCTATTACGAATTGAGGACGATTCGCGCAATGTCAGAATACGGCACGGGTTCGGAAATATCTATTGCTTAGGCGGTCAGGCTATCACGCTGGATACAACCAACGACATCGCCGTAGTGATGTACGATACATCGCAGTCGCATTGGATTGCCTACGGCGTAACGCAAGCGGGTTTACTCGGCGCTAATAACGCGTGGACGGGCACAAACACATTCACGGGCGCTATGGCGTTTCCGTATCTTGCCGTCATCGCAAACCTGACATTAGACGCCACACACTACACGATTGACGCGGTTGTGACGGGTGGATCAATCACCGTGACGTTACCATCTGCGGCAACGTGTACGGGTCGGGTATACAATATCCGCAAGTCTGACGCGTCTGTCTACACCGTAACCATCGCGGCGGCAGGTGGTGAAACGATCAACGGCGACGCTACAAAGGTTATCTCTGCGCAATATGACGTGATAACTATCCAGTCAACGGGCGTAGTCTGGGCGATCCTATGACATACCGGAATAGACAAACCCCAGGGCAAGTAACGCAATTCAATAACGCGGCTGGTGAGGTGTTTCAGGAAGATAGCGGGCTTTATACGTCATTCACGGGCGCGACGGCTACGCTTCAGGCGATTCTAACGGCGGCACGCGCTTACACGTTACCAGATCAGGACGGCACACTGGCATTGCTAGAGCGCGAACAGACATTTTCGCAACAGCAAAACTTCGTCGTTGAAGGCAATATCCCAATACGCGCAGAACGATTGGTTACAACAACCAACGCGATTGCAAGCGCGGGCGTATTCCGGTTGACCAGTAGCGGCGATATGGTTGACGGGCACGGGCCACAGGTGACCTTGTCAATTCAGGATGACACATTAGACCCTCAAAATATCGCTACGATTGCGGCCACACGCGACGGGGCGGATAACACAGGCCGTATGCTATTCTCGGTTTACGTGGCGGGCACGTTTAGCCGTCGCCTTGCAGTAACATCAACGGGCGTGATTGCAGGATTAGGGTTACTGGCCGCTACACCCGCAGTATCATCTGCGCCGTTACACGCCTACACACGCGACGCAACCGCCAACGCGATTAGCACGGTTCAGGCAATCGACCATGACAGCGGTTCTGCTGGCGCGGCTGGCATGGGAGCGCGGCAATCGTGGCTACTGAAATCATCGACCACAAGCCAACAACTTGCAGGCGCGATTGATGTAGTCTGGACTACGGCCACCCATGCGACCCGTACCGCTAAGATTGATCTATCCGTAACGCTGGCCGCCACAGAGACCAAACGGATGACCATTGCCGACGCGGTACAGATTGGCGATATTACGGGCGGTAACGTCTCGCAGTTTGACAATGACGGCACCCTAAAGTTTCTGGGCAATGCAACGGTATTCGATGATCTGCGCGTGGAGCCAAACGCACGCACTACTGGGGCTAATTCACCAACTTTTGAGGTGTATCTAACCAATGGCGCGGGTAGTCGTGGGGTATGGTTGTATTCGTTTGACAATGCCGTTGCAGGAAGCGAGAAGGAGCTATTTTTTACAATCCAATTCCCGCACGGTTGGAAGGGGACGGACGTATACCCCCATGTGCATTTCATCCCGGCGGCCAATGGTACGGCTATGGCGGTTAGATGGGGCTTAGAATATACTTGGGTAGAGCCAGGCGGAACGTTTGGCAACACGTCGATTGTTTATACTGCAACCAACGTACAGGGTGATGTAAATCTAGTAGCCAACAAGCACTATATAGCCGCGTTTTCTGGCATCACCCCATCGGCAACGCAGAATGATATATCCTCAATTGCGATATGCAGGCTATTCCGCGATTCTGCCAACGCTGCCGACACCTACACCAACAAGGCGGGACTTCTGTACGTTGATTGGCATTATGAAATTGATCAGATTGGCAGTAAATCGGAATATACTAAGTAATCTCAACTAGGAGCATACTATGGCAACTACTCAACAAATGTCAGATCATGTTACGAAAGTCCGTCAAGCCGCTACCGAGGCGATGGATGCAATCAAGCAGCTTGATGCGCTACGCAAGGATTGGGACTATCTCGGTCTATCATCTGCCCTAACCGATGACCAATGCCAGGGACTTACCACTGCCGACATTGCGGCGGTCTACACCACGCTTGCGGCTATCAATACACTGCTGGCCGCCGGGCATGGTACGAACATGACCAAAGTCCGGTTGGGATGAGTACCGTCTATATGCCTATTACCGCGTCAACCTACACTGTACCAACGCCCATGACATTAGGGTGCGACGTGTCGTTTTGGCAGGACGATAATTCAACCGTCAAGGGGATTGACTTCGTGAAAATGCACGAGGCGGGCGCTAAGTTTGTTTTTATCCGCGCCGGGCAGTATATTCACCCTGACCCCGACTTCAATAACAACTGGCGGGCATCGAAGGCGGCGGGCTTACTGCGTGGAGCTTACTTGTTTTTTGATTACCGATTCCCGGCAGTCAATCAGGCGAATATGTTCGCGGCGCGTCTTGCAGGAGACCCAGGCGAATTACCACCCGTCCTAGATATTGAGTACCGCGCTGCATGGGGCAGGCCAACACGTGACGCGATGCTTGCGGCTATCAACGCGTTCCTGCTACGTATGCGCGAGTTAGGTCATAAGCGGGTGATATTCTACTCTAACCCTGATATGCTCTTATCGCTTGCGCCGGTACCTGAATGGCTATCCTCACAATGTCCGCTGTGGATTGCACACTACGGCGTATCTGCGCCCAGGCATGACGGCTGGCCTGCATGGACGTTCTGGCAGTATACGGATAGAGGCGACGGTGAAAGCTTCGGCGTTGAGAGTAAACAACTTGATATGGATTGGTTCAACGGAAGCGAGGCCGCATTGCATCAATTCGCCGTAGGAGCGCAGGAACCGACCTACGCACAAGCGCTTGACACATGGGCGCGGTCGATGGGATTTACAGGCCCCCCATTGCCATAACGTGATATAATGATCATGCCCTCCCAAGGTTTGCCCTCTGCATGTCCCCCACATGCAGGGGGCATTGTATTGTATAGTTACAAGATAGTTACAAACACTAAAACCTATTGCAACCCCTAACGATAGGGAGTATACTGTATACATCGAGCGAGACAAAAGCAGTCAGACAGACAAGGGAGCGGCACAAATGACTACTATCACCATCAACATTGACGATGACGGCATGATCGGCGGTATGACCGAAAGCGAATTGGAATCAATCGACGTGCCGGCATCTTACGAGAAGTATCTGAATAAAGTTTCCGGATTAGTTCGCGAACGTTTTCCCAATGCCCGCATAGAAATAAATATTTGCCCGTGCGATATTGACATTGAGATCAAGGGAGTTGATGATTTTGACTTACGTAGTTCGGTATACAATACCGTGAATAATATATCAAATTACATCTATGCAGCTGGACGGTTCTGGGTATATCGCTAATCACCCTCTCGTTCCGGCGCGAGTAGCCACCGGCCCGTATCGCGGTAGATGCCGCGACTGATGAGGCTCAGTCAAGCCGAAACGGGAGCGCAACAATGAGAAGTAGATACGTAGTCGTTGAGGATCAGGGCGGTGGATTACAGTTATTCGTGTTCGACACCGCCAACCGTTGCGTATTCGCACGCGGCTCATATGAGCATACGCCAGGGCTATTGTCGCAGTCATTGACGGCACTGGTGAACGGGTCGGATGTAGTCGCCAATTACGCCACCTGGGATACTGAAATCCTAGACGCGGCGGGTGCATGGGAAGACGTGAGGATCGATGATACCGGGTATTACTCGATTGTCGCAATGGGCATCGAATCGCGTATCCGGTGGGCTTATGCAAACATGGGGCCTGCGTCAATGGCAGAGTTTGGCGTATCGCAGGCACGCATTGACTCGGCTAAGGCCGCACAACAGTTAGGCCGAATCAAGTCGACGCGCAAGGCCGAGGCAAGCCGCGAGAATGGCAAAAAAGGCTACAGTGGCGCGAAAATCGACCAATGCGAAGCGTAACGCATAGATACGCGTAAAATCGCGCTACGTGGCTATTTATGGCGTTATACGCGATTGTATGATCATGCGATGATCTAATGGCGTGATGATAGTTACAAGATTATTGCAATGTCTAAAATCTATTGTAACCCCCAACGATAGCGGTTATAATAGATACATCTTAGAGACAGGGAGCGGCACAATGGATCAAATCTTACACGCTTACGACGTTACACGCGGCCAACGCGTGGCAATCACCGGAATGATTACCGCCACACATGGCAAGACCTATTGGGCAGTCACTTCCGTCAGCGGGGATCAATACGGTATCCCCCTGAACGAGACCAACACGCTGATTGATTGGGTTATCGAGCCTGTGCCGTGCGCCCATGATAACCCGCAGGTTGAGGTTATCGGCGGATTGTCCCGAGACTGCGGAGAGTGGGATGACGTGAGCTATGATATTCTGGTATGCCCAGAGTGTGGCGCGGTGCTAGATCGACCTACTGAGTACGAAATACCGTTCTAGTAATCCCGCGCCGCGTCTGCCTCACAGTGGGCGCGGCCATTGCCCGCATGGGCTAAATCTACTTGGAGGGTAACACATGCAATCTGAAAGTATCGCAAATCTCGCAACGGCTCTAAGCAAGGCACAGGGCGCAATGGGCGCGGCATCTATGGCCGCAACAAATCCTTTCCTGCACAACAAGTACGCCGACTTGGGGGAGGTCATCAAAGCGGCCAAAAAGCCATTAGCAGATAACGGCCTTGCAGTGTCGCAAATCGTAACAATTGACGGGGCGCTTGTGTCCGTCAAGACGTTACTCATGCACGCGTCGGGTGAGTGGCTGGCTTCTAACTGCGCGATGACAATCGTGGAGTCGAAAGGTCTATCTACCGCGCAAGTAGCAGGTTCTATCATCACCTATCTGAGACGTTACGCGTTGGCCTCTATTGTCGGCCTGTATTCGGATCAAGACGATGACGGCAACACCGCGACCGAGACGAAGGCGCAAGCCAAACCCGTGCAACAGCAAAACGCGAAAACAGCCAAACCCGCGCAACCCGCCGCGTCTACTGCGCTCATGCCTGCCGCGCAACCCAACATACTCATGACGACCGCCGAGGCGTGCGAGATTACTACCCGTGACGGCGTACGCTATGGCGACCTGGATACTGAAACTCTCATGGGGATGACTGGCAGTATCAACAAGAGCCTGACACAACCCAACCTGACCCAGGCAGAGATTGACGACCGCCTCCGCAAGCTTACCGCGATTGAGGTCATTTTGAATGACCGCGTACCAGCTGAAATAATGGGGGATAAAGACAATGGTTAGTATCGTATCGCCTAGTCTTCATGACGTGCTGGCTATGCAACCCGCCTACATCATTCACGTCAACGGCGGACAGTACTGCGGCATTACCACCGCATCGCGTGATTATGCCGTTGAGTTAGTAAGTCTGGGGTTCGCGAGATTCTGCAACCGCCAGGGACACGAGTACACACTACCTATCAAATTACACTGGGAGAATCAGGCATGAAACACGTTGCACGCACGGAAAAGATGTGCTCCGGCCAGTTGGCCGCCGCTGAAATGATGACCATGACAAACACTGACGCAGTCGCGCTATTCGACCAGATCTATTCGACGCTTCCAGTCAACGAACAAATGCGCATGGATCGAAACATCAAGCGGCTTATGGGTATCAAAAACATGGGCGTTGCATCGGCAAAAGAGATGCTCTTGAAAGTGGCGATTCACGAAACGATGGGAAGCCTAATCACGCCCCGCGAATTACTCAAGCGCACTTACGCGAGGCAGTCATGAGTAACGTAATCAGCGCACTGGCTGAAGGCGCGAAAATCCTACTCGTGACAATCGCGCTCTTGATGGTATTATGGTTCGTGCCTCTCGCTATGGGGTGGTAAGTGGTATAATATAAGTGCCCGCCAGGCATAACGCACTATATAATCTAGAGTACCATTCTCAACCCTTACGCGCTATTGCGTTATCTCTGGCGGGATAACAACCACGTAAGGGTTGAGTTATTTTCAGGGATGGGCGTATGATTCCAGAGCTTCACGAAAAACTAGTAGACCGAATAGGCGCAACCGTCAGACTGCGCAAGACCTCAGCGCATGAATGGGCTGGCCCGTGCCCGAAGTGTGGCGGTAAAGACCGCTTCCGCGTCAACGATGAACGCGGGTGGTTCTGCCGTCAGTGTTGCGGCGACCCTGCAAGCGGTGGGCATTGGGGCGACTATGCCGACTTTACCAAATTTGCGTTTGGATGGGAGCTACGCGACACGCTCAAAGCCATGGGGTTGAATCGGCATATTACCGCGCAGGAAATGCAGGCATTGGAGCAGGAACGCGCACGCAATGAAGCCCAACAACGCCGCGAGGAAGCTATCACGCAGTCCGAAGTGTGGGCATGCCTGACCCATGAAGCCGACTACCTGAAATATCATCGAATTATGAACGAGAGCGTTGAAGCGCTGGCGCTATGGCAAGACCGGGGATTATCGTTTGACTGGCCTGATATGTTCATGTTGGGATATTGTCCGTCTAAAATCTGGAAGTCCGGCGATGAATATTTCGAGTGCGCAAGCCTGACCATTCCCTATCTTCGGGCGATCTATGACGAGATGAACGAAGTAATTGTCGAAACCCGTTGCATCGGACTCCGCCATAGATTGCTTATGGATAATCCACCAGGGGGCAAGTACCGCCCGCACATGGCGGGCGCTGGCAATCACCTGTATTTCACGCAACCGCGACAATCGCGCATTGACGGAGGCGGACTGCTGATCGTTGAGGGCGAAATAAAAGCCATGGTAGTCGAGGCTAATCTGTGGACTGGAGGCATTGCGGGCGATAGTGAACCGATATTCCCTGAATTATCCGTTGTCGGCATCCCAGGAAAGAGCTACAAACCGGAATGGATACAGCAATTCCGTCAGGCGCGGCGTGTATGGATATGCCTAGACCCTGACGCACGAACTGAAGCAATGCGGTTACGGGAGCAGATAGGCAATATCGCGCACGTGATATTACTGCCCGAAAAGATTGACGACCTGCTGAATGCGGGTATCATCGACCAGCGAGAATTATTAGACCTATTTAGGAATTAGCCTCGTGTTGATTGTAGTAATGTCGCTGGCGATATGGTATAATATCAGTACCTGCCAGGGACTGTTATCAATACGATTAGATTATACGAGGCAACCCCCTCAACCCCTATCGTATTGATGTATCCCTGGCAGGACACATTCAAAAATCGCAGGGGTTGAGTTATTTAATCCAAAGGAGCGGAGCAGTGAAAATTAGTCAGGGTAGAAAGTTTCTAGTCCTTGATTACATGGTGCGCGAATACGGGCCGACACGCGCTATAGTCTACGCGTACATTGAGCGCGAATCATCTACTCCGGTTTCCGATTGGGCGTGTTGCGTGTCTGAAGAAACAATGGCCGCCGGGTGTGGCATATCAAAGCGTTCTCTTGACGCTCACCTTCAGGCGTTGATTGATGACGGGTACATTGTTGCAGTGCTGAAACGCCGACATGCACCATGTATTTATAAGCCGACACATAACGCGGACGTGATGAACAGGAAGGCTATCTATAAGGACGGTGACTAATGGCGAATCAACCGATGGCGTGGTATAAGGCGTATTCTGAAACCTGCAAGGATGACAAGATTCTTGCTATTGCTGACCAGTTGCAAATGACACGAAACGAGGTTCTAGGCGCGTGGACAAGCTTGTTATGCCTTGCCAATACTTCACCCGTGCGCGGTGCAATGTATTTGACGGAACAATCACACTGTACGCAACACTTTTTGATGTTGCATGCGTGTTGCACGCAACAATTGATTGAAACGTTTGTGACAATGAACATGCTTGAGATTGACGAAAATGGAGCCTATCGTATCAAAAATTGGGAGAAACGGCAGGCTAAAAAGGACAATAGTACTGAACGGTCACGAAGAAGCCGCGAAAAAGCCAAATTAGCGGCTCAAAAGGCTAAGGAAGACGCTCAAAAGGCTATTGATGCAACAAAAAACGTTGCATGCAACGGCGTTGCAACATCAGAAAACGTTGCATGCAACGGTATAGAGTTAGAGATAGATAAAGATAATAATAATACAGACGATTATCACGACGCTTTTTCAGAAACCCCGGCAGTGCAATCAACTTACAAACCACCAGTCAATCAACCTGTAGGATCATTTGCTGAATGGAATAGCTACCCATCGTTACTGACGGATAGCCAACTGATGCAGATATGGTTTGAAGTAACCGGAATGCCGAGTATCCCAACGAATAGGGGCAATGGGAGCGATTCAGTCAATATCGTGATGGGCGCACTACATGACCAATACCGCCTACATGGTAGTGGAACGGTGGAATACCTGAAACGCATGTATAGCGCGTGGCGGGCGCGTAATTATAAGGCATCTAATGCCGGGTGGTTGACGGAATGGGCGGTAACAGGCGATATACCCGCGCAAAGACAACAAGAAACCGCGCTGAACGGCAATAACAACGGCAAAAAGCAAAAGCTTATGCCAGAAGTATCGTGGTAGTCCCTGGGAGGGATCATGGCAACAAACGAGATCAAGGCACAAACGTTATTTACCCCTGAGGAAATCGGCGTAATCGGGGCGCAACATATCCGCCACCGGCGCGAAAACAAACATTTATCCGTACCGTTGGGCGTGAAATCCGTTGATACGGTCGACGCGAAAGGCAATCAGTTATTGCCGTTGTTTTCGGGTGAAGTTATGTCAATCATCGGGCGGCCTGGTAACGGCAAATCTGGAGTTATGACGTTCTCGGCACGCACTAGGGCGGAGCAGTTATTATCGCTCAAATTGTTTGATAGGGTGGTTTTGTATGTGACGGTAGAACAGATGGTTGAAGAAATGTATGCGTTCAATCTGGCGGCTGATAGGCGCATATCGATTACCAATATGGCGCGGGGCGAGATCACAGACGCGGAATGGGCGGAATGCCTGAAACATTCGATTGAACGGCGAAACCTACCGCTATGGTATTCTGGATACTCCGCATATATCAACGGCACACAGAATACAATCAACATCGAGACTATCACGCGGGACGTTAAGACAATCCGAGACGTTCATCACAAGCAGATTGATATTATTTTCATCGACTACCTACAGCTATTACCCTATGCCGGGAATGCCGAAAGCAAGACCGTTGGAATCTCCAACAATCTCGACATGATCAAGCGTCTGGCCTTGCAGGTCTGGAAGTGCCCAGTAGTGTTGGGCGTGCAGGCAAAGCGCGAGGTTGACGACTACCCGGACGAAATGCCGCGTCAGGAAGATGGGCAGTGGACAAGTAACATTGAGCAGGCATCAGATAAAATTCTATCCGTAGTCAGGCCGCGCAAGTATCGCAAAGAGGGGCAAGAGTTTTACGGTCAAACCGTGCAGGGTAACAACCAATTGGTATTGTCGGTGCTAAAGCAAAAACTAGGCGCGGCAAACTATGTAAAGTGGTTGTATTTCGACCCGATTTACAACAAGCTTGACGACCTAGAGATTGAGAAAACGCAATAATGCCCCTTGCATTATGCCGAAATTGTGATACAATTGATCTATCATCAGATAAGGAGGTGACATTGACAGGGAAACGGCGTGAGTACGGCATGGGGCGGGAGCGCATGATTATCTTTCGCGTGTCGGCTGAAGAATATGACCAGATACGCAAGCTTGCGGAGGATAGGTCGATAGGCGAAACCATGCGCTGGATGATCCAACAAGTATGCAAGGATTGTGAGGGATAATGTGTTAAGAGCAGAATTATCAGAAATCGTAGGAAAGATATTATCGAAAGTCGCAGTAATCGAAGATCGCATTGATTTTAGCTTCGATGATGGCAGTCAATATACGATGTATCATTATCAGGAATGTTGCGAGAATGTTATCATCGAAAGTATTGACGGGGATATTAATAGACTAGTCGGGCAGAAAATCATTGAGGCGCGGGAAGAAGGAAATAATGAGCAGGAAGACAAAGGCATTGACTTCGAATCTCGAACGTGGACGTTCTACATTCTGCGCACAAACCTAGACTCGGTTACTATCCGGTGGTTTGGGGTTTCAAACGGTTATTATTCAGAAAGAGCAGATCTATATCGAACGTGGCCAGCCGCGCATGATCATATTGGAGGTAAACGTGTGCGATGATTGTAACGATTACAGCCGCAGGATTTTAGCGGCACGGAAAGCGGGGCTTTACCCGTTAGAGCGGTGCTTGATGCTATTTTGCGCTGACCACATGCGCGAGGTACATGGTATCCAGGCGCAACCGCAAGACCTTACGGCGGGTCTATGGCCAGGTAAGCGGGTTGTAGTGGCGGGAAAGCATGAGTAACGTCCCTTGGAGGGATGCAATGGATCAAGATTACACAGAATTTTTATCACGCAAGGAAATCACGGTAAAGCATAGCGGGTTTGCGGTTGATGCTTCTGCTATTCACCCGATGCTATTCGATTGGCAGGCCGAAGTTGTGACGTGGGCGCTTCAATTGGGCAAGGCCGCGCTATTCGAGGAATGCGGACTAGGAAAGACCTTGCAACAATGCGAGTGGGCGCGGCAAGTACAGCTGCACACTGGCGGCATGGTAATCATAGTTGCGCCGCTGGCGGTAAGTCATCAAACGATTGCAGAAGCCGCGAAAATCGGGCTATCAATCCGGTATGTACGGCATCAAGACGAGGCGACTACTCCAGGCGTGTATATCACAAACTTCGACATGCTCAAAGAGTTTGATGGTTCATTGTGGCAAGGCGTGGTGCTAGACGAGTCGAGTGTACTCAAAAACTACACGGGAATCACAAAGCGCATGATATTGAGTATGTTTGAAACTACGCCCTACAAACTCGCCTGCACCGCGACACCCGCGCCTAATGACCATCTGGAATTGGGCAATCATGCGGAATTCCTGAACGTTATGCCGTCGAATGAGATGATCCAACGGTGGTTTATCAACGATTCGATGAAAGCGGGTAATTATCGGCTAAAGAAACACGCGGAACACGACTACTGGCGATGGGTAACAAGTTGGGCGGTTTGCATGTCGAAACCTTCAGACCTTGGCTATCCAGATGAATGTGAACGCTATTCGTTCCAGATGCCGGCGATGAAGATCATCAACGAAACCGTATCGGTCGACCATACGCGGGCATGGGAAAGCGGGCGCTTGATCGTTGACGGCACATTATCGGCTACGGAAATGTGGGCGGAAAAGTCCGCAACCGTAATAGACAGATGCAATCGAGCCGCTGAAGTTATCAACCGAGAGCCGTCAGAATCGTGGATAGTCTGGTGCGAAACCGACGAGGAAGCTAATCTGCTCAACGGGTTACTGCCGGATGCAATCGAGGTGCGCGGAAGTCACAGTATCGCGCTCAAAGAAGAACGCCTGAATGCGTTTTCGGACGGCCGCGCAAGGATCATTATCACGAAGTCGAAAATAGCGGGTTACGGCATGAACTGGCAACACTGCGCTAATCAGGTTTTTGTGTCGTCAACCTACTCATTCGAGAAGTTTTACCAATCGGCGCGGCGGTCATGGCGTTTCGGACAACGGCGTGACGTGAACATCTACCTTGTGGCGGCTGAAAGCGAAGGCGATATACTCAAGACGCTGGAGCGAAAACAGGTAGATCATCGCGTTATGCAACAATCGATGAATGCGGCAATGCGTGAGAATGGACTAGGAATGCAGGCGCGGCGTGAACGCGAATTGTATCGGCCAACTATCGAAATGGTTTTACCAGAGTGGTTACAGGGAGTGGCAGCATGAACGTACTAGATCAAGCAATCGGCGAATCGTATGCGTTATACAATGGGGATTGTTGCGAAGTTATCAATGGCATTCCCGATAATAGTATTCACTTCTCGGTTTACTCTCCGCCATTTAGCAATCTGTATATCTACAGCGATTCAATCGCGGATATGGGCAATAGCGCGGATGATCTTGAATTCTTCACGCACTATTCATATCTCATCCGCGACCTGCACCGCGTAACTATGCCAGGGCGTCTAAGCGCGGTACACTGCAAGGATTTACCGCTATACCACAACCGCGATGGGGCGGCTGGCCTGAAGGACTTTCCCGGCATGATCATCAAGGCACATGAGGAAGCTGGTTGGACGTACCATTCACGGGTAACGATTTGGAAAGACCCCGTTACAGAGATGCAACGCACAAAGAATCACGGGCTATTGCACAAAAACTTTACGCAACGCGGCGAGGTGTGCCGCCAGGGCATGGCTGATTACCTACTCGTGTTTCGGAAATGGGACGGGATCGACGGCACGGAATCAATCGAGCCAGTGCGCCATAATCTGAAACAACCAGGGTCTAATGGTACAGGTCATCGGTACATCGGGCAGGAGCCACCAACGGCGTACGATTCGGATCGTGATTATTCAATCCAGGTATGGCAGCGCTATGCAAGTCCGGTATGGTTTGACATCGACCAACAGCGCGTACTCAACTATCAGCTTGGGCGTGACAACATGGATGAAAAACACATATGCCCGCTACAGCTTGACGTTATCGAACGGTCGATTGATCTATGGACAAACGCAGGCGATACAGTATTATCACCGTTTGCAGGAATCGGAAGCGAGGGGCATTGTGCAATCAAGCAAGGGCGCCGGTTCGTGGGCGTGGAGTTGAAGGAAAGCTATTTCACCGTTGCGGCGCGTAATCTTGCGAAGGCCGAGTCAGATGGTAAGGTTATCGACCTGTTCACGTTTGCGGGCATATCGTCATGAATAGCCTGGAAGCCCTGCTATTCGCGCAGATGCAATCAGCTCGACTTACGCCCGTTCACGAGTACCGTTTTCACCCCGTGAGAAAATGGCGGTTCGACTTCGCATTCGTTGGCGAGAGAATAGCGGTAGAGGTAGAGGGCGCGACATGGGCAGGCGGTAGGCACACGCGGGGCAGTGGCTTTGAAGCAGACTGCGAGAAGTACAACACGGCGGCGTGTCTAGGTTGGCGCGTAGTACGGGTAACGAGCGTCATGGTCAGAGATGGCCGCGCTATCAATTTTATAAAATTGATTATGGGAGGCTGAAAATGATTTTATGTGACAGTCAATTAGCATGGTGGGGCAATGAGGGTGGCATCAGTCCGTTCACGGTATCGAACGTCAATCCTGCAAGCGTGGATCTATGCCTTGCTCCGAAAGTTATCAACCTAGAGACGGGTGACACTTCCAACGTTGACGGTATGATATTACGCCCAGGTATGGCTATTTTAGCCTGCACGCTAGAGGTTGTAACCATACCCGATGACTGCGTCGGGCATATCTACCTGAAATCGTCAATGGCACGTAAAGGGCTAGATCATGCGCTTGCGGGTTTATGTGACCCTGGTTTTAGCGGACAGATTACGCTAGAGCTTCATGCCCATCGGCCTTTCCTGTTGACGGCAGGCATGAGGATCGTACAAATCGAGTTGACGCGAATGGAGCATAAGCCCGTAAAGACTTACGCGCAGACGGGGCGCTATCAGGGGCAACGTGGGCCGACGGAGGCTAAATCATGACTGACGAACAGATGATGATCGAAATGACAATGCGCGCAAAGCAGGCGCGGGAGTTGGCAAGCAAGGCAACGGCGGGGGAGTGGCGAGTATGGGGCAGGAGCGACGGAACTCTGGCAATTTATTCACCAGAAAGCACAAATCTACCGGCTATGGATATTGCCGAGGTATATGATGACGATAGCCCGTCAGGAAACGCCGCCTTTATCGCGGCATCTCGTGCGCTCGTGCCTCAGTTGGCCGATGACGTGCTGGCACTTACAGCCGAGATTGACGACCTACGCAAACAGCTAGATGACGCCGCTGGTCTCAAGATTGATCTTGAGCGCGTTAGAAAAGCATTGCGCAGAGAATACACCGGAAAAGAGTATTTAGCCACCGAGTTAGACAAGGCGCGTGCAGAGATCGAGGCGCTCAAGACCGCTACAGCATTGATTGCGGAGCGCGAGAGCGTGTGCGTGTGGCAAAGCATGGGGGATAACGCGGATTGGGTAACGTATTCTACCGGATGTAATGATAAATGGGCGGTTGATAACGGCAGTATTGACTATACCTGCTGCCCATCTTGCGGGCGCAAGATCAAGATCGGATAGGTGAAGCCATGAGTGACACCAAACATACCCCTGACGAACTCCGCGCCAATTTTATAAAATTGGTAGCTATCGCCGAAGAAAAAAGCCTGATGTTAGGGCCAAACGATTACGAGATTACACGGGAGGCGTTGCACTCCATGCTTGACGAACCGAGCCGCAGCCATTATCTGCATTACATTACCGGGGTTAGTCGATTGGAGGATATGGCCGAATGTCAGGTAATCGCCCTGATGCGTGTGCTAAAACCCACGAGGGTAAATGGCTATTGGGTGTGCGCGAATGAGGCGCTACACGCGGCCATCGAGAAGGCGGATGGCGGCGGCATGAGTGATAATCTGCAATCTTTGTTTACCGACGTTGCGACCGTGCCGCAAATCGGCAGCGAGTTATACCGCGATGTAATCAAGCTCTACGGCGCTGGCCCTGACGGAAAGACCTGCCGCACGTGTGCGCATTGCGTAGCGACTGGCATCAACACAACCTATCACAAGTGCGACATGACCAAACCTACACGGGGGCCGTCTACAGATTGGCGCGTGAGCTGGCCTGCTTGCGGGAAATATGAGGCAAAGGGAGGCAAGGAATGAACATAACAACACTACTGCCTGCAATATTTATAATCGTGCTTGCAGGTTTCTTTATTGGCATGACACTTGCCGAGTGGATCAATCGACCACACGCCACAGGCTCTAGACTGGCAAGCGTGCGCTATTGCCCGCGCTGTGGCAATGCGCTTGTGGATAGGGTTTCAGGTATGGATTACTCAATGGCGACGGGGCAGGCTGAACGTGTCAATCATGTGCGGGTATGTGAGACGTGTAATATTGAGTGGGTTAGATACATTGTTGATACTGCGGGTAATATCGTTGAGCGGACTGACTACGGGAGGATTGAATGACTGAAATCATGCCTGAAAGAATCTGGTTACAGAACTGTTACGGAGAGATAGATTGGTGTAGCGAACAGCATGAGAAAGGCGACGTGGAATATATCAGGAAAGACGCTGTCACCGCGCAGATTTCAGTACTTGAAACGGAAGTCGCTCTTTTGCGCCGGAAGCTAGAATTATTAGAATCAACCATTGCGAAAGAATGGCGTTAGTCTAACGGGAGGATCGAATGAGTGACGACAAGAACGAATCAATTCGACTCAACTACACAATAGGCGAGGCATTATTGATCATGCGGCGGCGGCATGGCTTGAGTCAGTCGGAACTTGCGAAACGCGCCGGAGTTGCGCAAAGAACAGTTGCAAAGACTGAGAGCGGTGATAGGAGCATATCTCTCGGAGCCATTACTGCGCTATTCGTGGCGTTGGGTCATGACATACTATTTGCATTGCGCGAACGGAAGGACGGGGACGCATGAAAGGCTTTCTAATCACTGGCACAATATTCCTTGCGCTGGTCATCGGCGCGTTGGTCGTCATCACGGCGGCATCTGAGCAGGCGCAGGAGCTTGACGCGCTACGCAATGCAACGCCACAACCTGATATTGCCTACTACCAACACGCGCTAGACACGCAAGCCGATCTTGCAAAGCACGCGCTAGACACCCAGGCCAAAGTGGCGCAAACGGGCATGATTGCCGAGGCCGCTATAGCCGCGAGTGGGGACGTGAGAGATTGGGGCATTGGCGCGTGTTGCCCAGGCGCGATTGTAATGTTACTGGCTATCGGGGCAGTCGGTATCTGGTTACGCACTAAAAACGGGTATTCGGTTTTTCATGTAGAACATTCCTCTGTACACTGTATTCAAAAGTCGGATTAGTGTGTGGATCATCGATGTTCTTCAAGCCTGTACACTCCTTTCAAAAATCGGATCAACGTGTAGATCACCTATCGTAATTGATAGGTGGTTTTCTTTAATAGTTGCTTGACATTTATCATATAACGTTATATAATAAATACAGGGTAATAACAAGCACAAAAGGAGAGCAAACATGGCAGAGCATATGCAGGCAGTAAAGACAACCTGGAAGCTGGAGTACAAACCCTGCGCTGGTGTGCCGCACAGGCTTTTGGTCGAGAACCAAAACGAAATTCCCGATATGCTGAGGTTTATCAAGGGCAAAGGCTGTGATACCGTAAAGATGATCGAAACCCGGACCTGCGATGCAATGCCAGGGATGGTATACACCAAAGAAAACGTTATCGACCTAGATCTTTTGTTTTCGTAGGCACTAAGGAGGATACGAATGAGCACGTTTGGTGGTCGAAAAATGGTAGCGTGTCCGTTCTGTGACAATATATACGACAGCAACGATGAACACATATGTCAAAACCAATATGAGGCGGCGACGTATGTCACGCCTTCGCTGTCAACTAAACCGGTAGGCACGGATGGCATATTTGTTAGATTTGACGAAGAAATAGAAAAGCTCCGCGATCGCGCAGAAGTCGCAGAAGCCAGGCTTTCTCTTACCGAAAAAGGAGCTGCGGTCATCCTTAGGAGGGCTGAGAAATTGCAATCTTTACTAGAAATTACACTTTCTGGCATCCCTTTGTGCGATGGTGGCAATTGTCCAATTTGCGGCGAGCATGTGCTTTCTCCTTTTGGCGGAGAAATGCCCCATGCGCCAAATTGCATTCTCGTTACCGCCAGAACCGCGCTGGATGAGCTAAAACGGGAAACTTCAAAATGAAAACGCTCTATTTTCTCGGAGAGGCCGGAGGGGCGAGGGTAAGACCAACCTCTATTGGGAACAAAAACATGTGGACCAACTGGTATTTGAGCCACGGAATGCGCGAAGTATCGAAAGAAGAATATGATGCCGCCAAGAAACAATACAGGGATACTGAGCATGTGACCACGGAGGCTCCGAATGCTACCGAAGAATGACCACCCAAAGCGCGGTAGACCGCCCAAGCAGGGCAGCAAGATGGTGCAGACCGGATTGTGGCTGTACGAAAACCAAATCCAGTGGATCAAAGAAGAAGCTGCACGGTTAGGGATAACCGCCAGCGAACTATTACGAATCCTGATCGATAAAGCAATGAAGGATAAATGACCGATCTTCTCAATCTTCCTTACTGGAACGTTCTGAAAGTTCAGGAAACCGACCTGAACTATGTCATCGATGCTACTTACGAGGTCGAGCCTGCTGGCTGCCCTCACTGCGGGTTCATGATCCGCTACGGACACGGCACGAAGGAAAAGCTCTTTATGGATACTCCCATCCACGGCAAGCGGGTAGGTATCCGGGCGATTCGCAACCGGTACAAGTGCCAGAACTGCGGGAAAACCTACATCCAGCCACTCCCCGATATAAACGAAGACCACTTTATGACAAAGCGCCTGGTCAGCTACATCGAACGGGAGGTTTTCAAGCGCACCTTTACGGCGATGGCTGCTGAAATCGGAGTGGATGAAAAGACAATCCGTAACGTTTTCAATGAGTACGTGGAGCGCGAGGAAAAGAAGCGGGTTATCCTGGCTCCTTACTGGCTGGGCATCGATGAACTGAAGATCGCCGGTGGGTATCGTGGCGTGTTCAGTAACGTCAAGGATCGCTGCATTCTCGATCTCATTCCAAACAGGAAGAAGGTGGAGGTGGTGAAGTTCTTCAAGAAGCTGCCTGAAAAGGACCGCGTGCAGCTCGTCTGCATGGATATGTGGACGCCTTACAAAGAGATTGTGAATGAGTATCTTCCAAAGGCCCAAGTCGTGGTGGATAAGTTCCACTTCATAAGGATGGCGAGTGATGCACTGGAAGCTGTTCGGAAGGATGTTCGAGCTGAACTCACTGATCGCCAGCGCCGCCAGCTCATGCACGACCGTTTCATTCTTCTCAGAAGGAAAAGAGACCTGGAAGCGAAAGATCTGATCTTGTTGGATTCCTGGCTTGGTTCCTTCCCCCTTCTCAAAGAGACTTACGAACGCAAAGAGGAACTGTACGATATTTGGGAACTCAAAGACCGGAAAGAGGCCGAAAAGCAATATGCCGATTGGCAAACCAAAATCCCCGCTGATGGGCTGTTTGCCTTCCGGCCTCTTTTGACCGCAATGCAGAACTGGCGGAATGAGATTTTCGCTTATTTCGACCACCAGGCCACCAATGCCTACACCGAATCCCTTAACGGCCTGATGAAGCTGGCTAACCGCATGGGCCGGGGTTACTCGTTCGAGGTCATCCGGGCGCGCATTCTGTATGCGCCGGAGAACGCAAAAACCACCACCCTCCGCCGTGGGATTCTCAGAGACCAGCAGGCCTACTACATGTTTCCACCCGCAAGGCCACGCCCTGATTACTTCAGCGGTGTGAAGATTTCCACATTGGTGAGTGCAATTCGGAATGATCATTTCCTACCTATTTCCACACGTTATTCCGAATAGCCCTAAAAACAGTTAGGTACTGGGAGGGTACACATGAGAAGAATCAATCAAATTATTGATAAAGCACCAGACTATTCACCCGCAATTGAGAGGGATGAACGCGGCAGGATCATTGGGAAAGACGCGCCATTGAACGCTTTCCTTTGCGCGATTATTCTAGGCGCAATTCAACATTTGGGCGTTGATGACGGCGGGCAAAACGACAAGTACAAATTCAGGATTACCAAAAAGGATGAAATCGAATTCCTTCAATCTGAGGAGTGCGAAGAGTTGTGTTCCGTCACTGACGGGGTAAATTACAACGTAATCCGTGACTTCGTGCGCGGCGGATGCAATCTACCCAACAAGCGGAAAGTGTTTCAGGTGCGCGAATGAACAGATATGACGCACTAATCGCAATGGTCATCGCGCCAACACTGAATGGGTTTGGCTTAGGCGGTATCGTAGGGCTATCCGTTGCAGGCGCTACGGGCAACCTATCCGGCGCATGGCAACTATTCGGCGTAGTAGGCGCGGCGGGTTGGTTCGCGTCGGCGGTGCTTATGGATGCACGCGTTCACATGTTACACGAGGCAGAGATGATTGATAATGTACCAGAGGATACAAGCCCGTCAGTTGAGCTTGCTACAGCGCCTGTAGGTTGGCAAGCCGTACCGCGATACGAGACGACCGCAACCATCACGCATAGCGTCGACCCGTTGCGAGTATGGTTGTCGGTAGGCAACAGGCGCGTGCCATTGTCGATTACACCGCGTCAAGGGCGGGCATTGGCGGAGTATATCTCAAACGGACACGAGACAGTAACCTACAAGCTGGCTGATGGTGTATTCACAAGGGCGCAGATCGAAGCGCTACGGCGTGAGTTGTTGGTAAAGCGGTTGGCTAATTCCAACAGTCGCGGTATGGTCATCCTTACACAGTCGGCACGCGAGGCTATTAGCGCCCTCCCCCACTGATACACTATTGCAAAACGTATGCAATAACGCGGGTGTTTGCGACATGCACGGCCTGCAACAAGATTACGAGTAGGGGAGTGGTTGACACCTATGTTATAATCTGATTATTACTGGTAGATTATCCATAGCGCCGTTGCGTTTCCTGGGTGGGAGGCGTAGCGGCGCATTCGTTTTATCACCATAGGAGCTTACATACATGGACTTAGCAATTGGCGGTATATCGGCACTGGCTCTCGTAGTTGGACTAGTGCAAGCGGCAAAAGAGCAATTCGGTATCAGCGGGCGCGGGGCTTTCATCCTTGCACTCGTGTTAGGCCTGGTCATCTCGCTTGCCTATCAGGTCGGCGTAATGTTCCCATCATTCGCGCCATGGATTCAACAGGTGGTGATTGGTCTCGTGATTGGTATGGCGGCAACGGGTTGGTATGACCTGGGGAGCAAATGGACGCGCAAACCATAATCCCCCCGTCAACGTTGTGGGAGCAATTCACGGTAATTGGTGTCATGGTTCTGGTCTTGACGCTTATGGCGCGGGCGGGCTGGTCGGCTCTAAAGCAATGGCGGCAATGGCAACGGGAAGAGGACGATGCGCGTAGTGCGGAACGAGAGAAACAACGCGTTTGGCAGGAAGCTATGTTCACGAAACAGGCGCAGGACTGGCAGGCGTTCATTTCGCGAATGCAAAACGAATGCGCAGCTGACCATGAGCGAGACCGCAAGGAAATATCCGAATACCGTCAGGCTATGGAGCGCATTACAAGCGGGGTCAATGAATTATCGCGTAACGTGAGCCTGGTAATGACCACACTGCAAAATCATATCATCGCCGATGATGCAAGGTTTGACGTACTCCTTGACGCGCAACAGAAGGCGAAAATCCGGCAACAGCTGGACGGCAGACTAGACAAGTAAAACGATTTACATGGTTTACGCATAAAAGGGAGGAGGAATGGCAACGACAAAACTAGAGATAGACAACGTAATTGAGAAGATCAGGGAAGCATCAGGCAACCTAACAACTGCCGCGAGACTACTTGGAATCTCGCGGCAAACGCTTTACAACTATCTGCGTACTAGGCCGAGTGTGCAAGCCGCTATTGAGGAATCTCGCGAGTCAATGATCGATAACGTTGAATCGTCGCTATACAAGGCGGCGCTTGCGGGTGAAGGTTGGGCCGTTTGTTTCTTCCTGAAGACCCAGGCCAAACGGCGCGGCTATGTTGAGCGTCAAGAAATCACCGGAGCCGACGGCGGCGCTGTGCAAATCGTGGTTGACTGGGATACTGTAGCCGAATGACCGTAACAGTTAGAGTGCATCCCCATGCAGGCCAGCGCGAAGTACATCAATCACCCGCGCGGCTGAAGGTTATCACCGCTGGCCGTCGATGGGGTAAGACTCGTCTAGGCGTCATGGAGTGCATTGACTGCGCGGTTCATGGCGGTACGGCCTGGTGGATTGCACCGAGTTACAAGGTTGCTAAAGTCGGTTGGAAACCATTAGCGAGAATTAGCCGGAGTATCACGGGTGCAGATGTACGACTAGGCGACCTGGAAGTAAGATACCCAGGCGGTGGAAGCGTGGCCGTCCGAAGCGCGGATAACGAGGGCGGCTTACGTGGCGAAGGGTTAGACTATCTAGTCATCGACGAAGCGGCTTTCGTGCGAGAATCGGCATGGGTTGAGGAGTTGCGACCGGCACTATCTGACAGACTAGGCCGCGCTATGTTCATCTCGACCCCAAACGGTCATAACTGGTTTCATGGTCTATTCCTACGCGGGTTGTCTGGTCAGGACGGATGGCAGTCATTCCAGTTTCCAACGTCAGGCAATCCGTACATAGCGACAAGCGAGATTGAAGCGGCGCGGTTAGATATGCCTGAAATCGTGTTCCAACAGGAATACATGGCGCAGTTTGTCGACTTGCAAGGCGCTGTGTTCCGGCGATTACAAGAATCCGCTACGGTTGACGTGTTGGAATCGCCCATCCCAGGGCATCGCTACATTGCAGGCGTGGACGTTGCAAGTGCGGTAGACTATACCGTTGTATGTGTACTAGACGCGCAAAGCAAAGAGTTGGTGTATATGGATCGTTATAACCGCGTCGATTACAACGTACTTGAGGATCGTCTAGCGGCATTGCATCAACACTGGAAGCTTATGACTATGGCGATTGAAACCAATAGCATTGGGCAACCCGTGATTGACAGATTGGTATTGCGCGGCTTGCCTATCGTACCATTTACAACAACGTCAGGCAGTAAGCAGATGATTATCACCGCGCTACAATCGGCGTTTGAACATGGCGAGATCAAGATCATCAATAATCCTATCCTCATGGGCGAGTTGTTATCATTCGAGGGTAAGCGCAACTTGTCGGGTTCGTTCAGTTATTCGGCACCGGCGGGAATGCACGATGATTGTGTAATGTCATTGGCGATTGCGTGGGATGCAATTTCGGCAGGCAGTGTATTTGCAGGGAGTAGATACTAGTGACCAAACAACTTTATTTTGACGGCACAAAAGCGGTATCGTTGTGGGACGTAGATAGTAATCGCGGGTGGGAGGTTATCGGTCGGCATGGGCTAGAGGGCGAGGCGCTCTACTATGCCCGCGTACCATGGCTATTCCGTGGCGTGCGAGATCGTGCGAACAACGTAAGTCGTATGGCCTGGTACATCGTCAACGGAGACGTGGATGTTGACCAGCTATCTAGCTACAGCAACGCTCTAGGCTTTTGGCCTAACCCGCGCCGGACGTTGCACCTGTTAGAACAGTCCATTACCATGATGGGCAAAGCCTATCTATTCCTCGAAACTAACAAATTCGGGGTAATCAAAGCCGTAAAGTATTGCGTACCTACTTCAATCACTGAGGTATACGATACCGAGACCGGATTGATTACGGGTTACAAGCGGCGCGTTGGCAGTAAGACCATGGATGTATCGCCTGAAAATATCGTAGCAATCTACGACCCAGATTATCTTACGGAAAACGGGCCAGGGGCTACGTCCGCAGGCGAGGCGGCGCTAATGGCGGCGGGTGCATTATTCAACGTCTCGCGATTCGTGGCGGAGTTTTTCCGTAGGGGAGCCGTCAAAGCGTCGGTACTTACCGTTACCAACACTTCGCAACCTGAAGCCGAGAGACTCCAAACGTGGTGGGAAGACGTAGTGACTGGCATCCGCAACGCGTGGAGCGCTATCGTACTACGCGGCGATAACGTCAAGCCGGTCATCATCGGCGAAGGGCTGGAATCGTTACAGAATGATAGCCTGACCAAAGAACAACGGCAGGATATCGCTACGGCTATGGGCGTGCCTGAATCGCGCATGTGGTCGGCGGCGGCCAACTATGCAACCCGTGAGATGGATGAAAAATCATACTACGAGGGTACGATTATTCCCGAATGCGACCTGATTAGCGAGGCGCTCAATACGCAAATGTTCACGGCATCCCATCGGCTGTCTGGCTATCGCATGGAAGCACGCTATGAAACCCTGGACATCTTCCAGAAAGATGCGGCCGAACAAGCAGGGGCGTATCAATCCTATATCGCGTCAGGCATGAAGCCGTCCGTAGCCGCGCAGGTGTTGGGCATCGAATTACCCAACGGCATGGAGTACGAAGATCTAGACCCAGAGATTGAAACCGAGGAAGATCAACCCGAGCAACCTGAACAGCCAACAGCAGCAGAACAGCAGCAGCAGCAGCCAAACGTTGAAGATAATACACAATCTGCTGCGCTGGCTGCGCCTGCTGCGACCGAGTTAGAGACCCGTTCCGTGTTGGCGGCATGGCGTAGGAAAGCCGAGAATGCAATCAAACGCGGTAAGGCGGCCGACGTAGAATTTACAACCGAGATCATCCCCGCATGGCAGAGAGACGACCTGCATGAGGCATTGCGCGAGTGCAATACGATTGAGGCAGTCCGCGCAGTGTTCGACGTACACAACCATGACCAGCAGGCCGAGACGGCTAATGATAGATTAGCTGATGAATTATCGCGGGCGAATGAGATTCTAGCTTACGTGAGGGCTACACATGACTAATTGCGATTGTGGCGATACCGTCAAGCGCGTGCTAGATATGTTGCACGCAGAGATTGAAGCGGCAGGGTATGGGGATGCAATCAAGGCCTACAGCGCAAGCCGCTATTGCCAGGAAATCAGGGACGCGGCGCAGGAATACTTCAAGCGTGGTAGTCGCGGCGTGTTCATCACCCGCATGAACGCTATCATCAAATTTGGCTTGACGGACGCTTTCAACGAGGCCGCTAAAGAATTGGGTATACCGCTTGAAGATCTATCACAAGATGAAATATCCACCCGTCAGGAAATCATAGACGAGGAAAAGTCTCACGTGTCTGACCTACTAGACTACATTGACGGCGTGGCTACTGACCCAGACCGTGAACGTGCCTATGCCGAGGTCATATCACCGCGCTTAGATATGTGGTGCGCAAGGTTTGGCAGTGTCAGGTCAGAGGCGCTTACACTGTTAGGCAAAGACGCGAAAATCGAATGGGTTTATGACCCCGAAAAGGAACATTGCCCGTCATGTGTCAAGCTGAACGGCATCGTAAAGCGTGCGTCATTTTGGGACACTGCCGGAGTATTGCCGCGTAACCCGCCTAATGCAAAGCTTGAATGCAAGGGATGGCAATGCGGTTGTGAGTTACAGGTAACAGACAAGCCAGTCAGACGGGGCAAGTTGCCGAGGTTGCCGTGAGTGATTTTGTTGGTATCGATATTCAGGGTATCCCGCGTGTTAGGTCGGTACTCAACAAAGTCGTGCCAGCCGTTCAAGATGCGGTAGTTGATAGCGTGTCAAAATTCTTGATTGACGTGTTGCAGGAATATCCGCCACCGAAACGAGTAACACGCAAAGCGGCTTATGGCGTGGCCTTTTTCAGTGACCGTCAACGGCGTTGGTTCTTCTGGGCATTGCGCACAAATCAGATTAGCGTACCCTATCGGCGTACGGGTGACATGCGGCGCGGTTGGCGCAAGATTGGCAACGGTGCAACGAGCATCTTAGCCAACGAGACAGTAGCCGCCGTCTACTCGCACGATGACGTAAAGCAAGCGCGGCTAAATCGCATGGTCGGCTGGCTGAAGCTTAGGGACATTATCAAACAGCGCGAAGATCGCATTGGTCGGGTTGCAGAAGGCGCGGCCAAACGTGCAATCAGGCGCATTACAAGATAGTTGACAACTATGATATACTGTAGTTGCCAATAGGCACAGTCTGACTGTGCGGCAATAATTTAGCCATCGGCGACGTAATGACGGCGCGGCACGGGTACATCCGTGACCGCGCTTTTTTGTCGCCAATAACCGAGGTGAATAATGGCAGAAGAAAATCAAGAGCAGGTAACACAGACGGGAGGTGATCCTATCTCTATCAAGGCAGGTAGACGTAACAACGCCGAGGATAAGCGGCGCATACGAGAGATTAGGCAAGCCGCCCGTGTAATCGCGGGATTGGTGGACGAGATGGAGCCAGAGGACGAGGATGATGAGGATATGCCCGCAATGGACGCTGAAAAGACCCTGGTCATTCATGGCGGCGCAGTAAAGGCATTAGGCGATGGGAAAGTCGGCGGGTATCTAGTGCGCTACGGTTCCCCTACTATGACCGACTTGACTGGTGACTACTTCGACGCGCAAACCGACTTCGGCACAATTACGACTACCCCCGTACTCTACCATCACGGCTATGACGACCGGATCAAACTGCGCATTATCGGCAGTGGCACACTACGCGCGGATGACGTCGGCGTGTGGGTGGAAGCCCAACTGGCAATGCGTGACGAGTATGAACGGGCTATCTATCAAATGGCCGAAGACGGCAAATTGGGGTGGTCATCCGGCACGGCGTCTCACTTGGTCGAGACCGAACGGATTGGCAACGCCTATCGCGTCAAGCGCTGGCCTCTAGGACTAGACGCGTCCCTGACCCCATCACCCGCAGAGCCGCGCAACAACGCGGTAACTCTCAAAGCGTACATCAACCCTAACCCTATCAATCAAGAACACGAGGAACACATGACCCCTGAAGAATTAGAAGCCCTGATGTCATCCGTAGCAACGAAAGCGGTTGACACCTATATCAAAAGCGCCCCGGCTACTGTAACCGCCGGAAGCGTAACCGTAACCCGCGATGAAGCGGATAAGCCTTTTGCAAGCGCTGGCGAGTTTTTGGCCGCCGTGAAAATGGCCGCTATTAGCCCCCGCAGTGAAGACCCGCGTTTGCGCAGTATGAAAGCGTCGGGCATGAACGAGACTGTGCCGTCTGACGGCGGCTATCTTGTGCAATCGACCCTTGCGACTACGATCCTTGAACGGATGTACTCGACTGGCAATATCCTCTCGCGTGTTGCGCAGGACACTGTAGGTGCGAACAGTAACGGGATGACCTACAACGCGATTGATGAAACTTCTCGCGTTACTGGAAGCCGTTGGGGTGGATTGCAAGGCTACTGGTTGGCAGAAGCTGCAACCAAAACCGCGAGTAAACCGAAATTCCGTCAGTTGGAATTGAAATTGAAGAAAGTAGCCGCCGTAGCTTATGCCACTGATGAATTACTCGCAGACGCGCAAGCCCTGGAATCGTGGATCAATCGCACGGTTCCCGAAGAATTGCGCTTCCTTGCTGAAGATGCAATCTACAACGGAGACGGCGCAGGCAAGCCGTTAGGCATTATGAATAGCCCCGCTCTTGTGACTGTGACCCGCGACACTGGCGCGGCAATCAAGGCCGCCGATATTCTCAACATGTGGTCTCGGCGTTGGGCTGGCGTGAATGACTATGTTTGGTTGATCAATCAGGACGCTATGCCTCAACTGCCTCAAATGACCATCGGCAACTGGCCTGTATTTGTGCCGCCCGGTGGATTGGCTGGCAGTCAGTACGGCCAGATGTTAGGCGCTCCCGTCATCGAAAATGAGTACAGCGCAAGCCTGAACACGACCGGCGATATTATGCTTGCCTCGTTATCGCAGTATCAGACCATCACGCGCGGGAACATCGAAGCCGCCTCTAGCATTCACGTTCAATTCCTGACGGACGAAACCGCCTTCCGGTTTGTCTATCGCATTGACGGCGCTCCCGTGTGGAATAGCCCCCTGACCCCGTTCAAGGGTTCGAACACTCAAAGCCCGTTCGTTGTTCTCGGTTCCGCAACCTAGGAGTTATGACATGAATCCGTATGTAATGTATGACAACATCGTTCCGGGCATCGCGCCCGTAGATACCGCCGCCACTGCGATTAGCACGCAGTACATCGACATGGCAACCGCTCATTCTGTGGCGTTTCTCGCGTACTTCGGAAACATCGCCACCACGTCGACCGATGAAGTTGTAACCGTGACGGTTGAAGGCGCAACGGTTCAGGCGGGTACTAGTGCGTCGGCTGTGGCGTTCAAATACCGTTTGTCTGGTGTTGCAGACGCGAACACCTGGGGCGCAGTAACCGCCGCGACTACGGCAGGCGTGTCAATCGCGTCGACCGATGACGGTAAAATGTTATGGGTTGAATTAGACCCCGGCGCGGTACAGACTGCTAAGGCAGATGCGCGGTGGGTGCGCCTGACTGTGACCCCCGCCGCTGGCGGCACGGCTACGCTGGTAAGCGCAGTTGGGTTGGTAAGCCCGCGTTATCGCGGCGCTACAATGGTTAGTACCACCTAGTTATAGGCGGCTGACAATCGGGGGTGGAGTGATCAACCACCCCCAGAAGGACACATGAACAGGCTTGCAATCGTAGGCAGTCACCCCGCAACACGCGAAAACGCCCCCTGGGACGATAAAGATATAACCATCTGGGTATTCAACGAAGCCCCACAAATGGATTGGTGCAAACGCTGGGATGCGTGTTTCCAGATGCACAATTCCGAGGTCTACACGTCCCCCAACAACATGACCCATAAGGGACATTGGGAATGGCTACAACAGGCGCATGGTAAAACGATTTACATGCAACTTCGCGACAACCGCGTACCTGATAGCGTTACATACCCGCTACGCAATATCATCTCTGATTTACCCGCCGCGCAATTGCGCTGGTTTTCATCGACCCCCGCGTACGCCATGGCGCTGGCTATTCATTCCGGATTTGATGAAATCTCGATTTACGGCGTTGAGCTATCGAGTAATACCGAGTATCACCGTCAATTGCCTAACTGGTGCTACTGGTTGGGCGTGGCAATGGGCGCAGGGATTACCGTCAATATCGAGTCTGGCCAGGTGCATTACAAGGATTCGCTCTACGGCTATCAGGGAGAAACACAGTTACCACCCGAGACGTTCACGGAACGTGCTGACCGATTGAAGCAATCATGGAATAAGGCGGACAGTGACATTACCGCAGTCAAGAAAAAGCTTGCACGCGCGTTGACGGATAAGAAGCATGAAAAAGCCATGGCGTTGATCCTCGAATTGCGTGACACTGCGCTTGCGGCATCTGAGTTATCCGGCGCATTGTCAGAAGCTGAACGCTATGGCGCACGCAATGACCCGATTAGCCGACAGGAGTTTGAGCGTAGAGCGGCACAAGCGCAACGGGACGGCGAAGGCCACCGGGCGCGGATGTACCATGCAGGCGGCAAGCTTGAATACGTTTGGAATATCTACCTACAATCCGGCAACAGTACCGCATTGACGCAAGTCCGCGCATTTATTGACGAACAAACTCAAGCCGCGTTTGATTGCGGGGCGCATTTAGGAATCTACCGCGAGAACATGCAGTACATGGTTGAGGTGGATCGTATCATTGGCGCGGCGGGTGGGGAAAAGACCCTGCAATCGTTGGAGGTGAAATAATGGCAATTACAAACGGTTACGCTACATTGGCGCAGGTGAAACAGCGCATTGGCATCACCGACACCGATGCAAACCGAGACACTGACCTGGAGCTTGTGATAGGCGCAGTCTCGCGGCTGATTGATATGCGGGCGGGACGCGTGTTTTACACGCAGGCTATTGCGACCGAGAGGATCTATACCCCACAAGCCGCGTGCCGTGTATACGTCGATGACTTCACGGCGGTTACATCCATCGCGCTTGATGAAACAATGGACGGCACATATTCAACCGCACTTGTGGCGGCTGATTACTGGTTGTCCCCTATCGTGTCGTATGGCGGGCAATGGCCATATACGTATATCGAATTACGCCCCTGGTCAAACCATTCCTTTAGCGTGGGACAACGCAATAGCGTCAAGATTACTGCTCTTTGGGGATGGGCGGCAGTCCCTGACGATATCCGCGAGGCGTGCATACTGCAATCGGCTAGAGTGTGGGCACGGCGTAATAGTCCATTTGGCGTGATAGGCGCGGCTGAATTTGGGCAACCTATCGCGATTGGAAAGGTCGACCCCGACGTTGAAGCTATGCTACAACCTTACGTGAGGCTTACCTAATGGCAATACAAGACGCTATTGCATGGATTCAGGGACAGGCCGCCACAGTAACAGGCATCCAACAAGCCCCTACAATCCCAAACGATAACGCGGCTAATACGACATGGTGCATTGCGTACCCTGAAAGCGGCGAGTTCTCAACCGTTGCGGCGGATGATGGGCGCGATTTTCACAATGTGCGTATCGAGATTCTAACCTATCGCAATGACCTATTCCAGGCTATGCGTCGGTTGTCTGGACTACCCGAAGCTCTAGCCCATAAGATCATGGGCGACCCGACGATGGGCGGAACGGTTTCAACCTATGACACCATCACGTATCAATTCGCCGCGTCAGAGTGGGCAGGCGTGCCAGTGGTCGGGTATATCCTAACCGTGACCCGCATCAAACTAATTACGAGTGTATGAGGTAAATCATGGCAATTACAAAACTACGTAAACTACAATTGGGACGGGAATCTACGGCGGGAACACCCGTTGCGGCAACTACGATCTATCGAGCGCCTGCAAGTTCGATCGTGGCAGACCAAGAGCGCGTTATCCCTGACGAAAACGTTGGGTATCTAGGCCCGATTGATAGAGGTTATTTCCCGTCAATCGGCGCAACCTATGAAATGCCAGAGAGTGAGGCAACGTTTGAGCAGATATTGCACCTACTTGAGGCAGGTGTACAGACGGTATCAGCGACGGCAAACGGCGGAACGACTACGGCATACGTCTATACCTACGCTATGCCAACGACCGCGCAAAATACAATCAAGACCTACACCCTGGAGGTTGGCAACGATCAACAGGCGTACCGCATGGGCTACGGGCACGTTGAGACTATCACCCTGTCAGGCGTACCGCGTGAGGCCGTCAAGGTTTCGGCTATGTGGCGCGGCCAGTCGAAAATGGCGAATGCGTTCACGGGTGCTTTATCGCTTGCGGCGGTAGAGGAAATCCTATTCGGTAAAGGGAAGCTCTATCTTGACGATGCTGGCGGCACGTTGGGCGGCACACTGACCAGCGCTACTTGGATGGGATTCACGATGGAAGTCAATACGGGCTGGCGTGCGCAGTGGACGGGTGACGGCGCTTTGAATTTTAGCTTTATCAAGAACATTGGGCCGGATATTACCGGATCATTGACGCTAGAATACAACGCTACGGGCGTAGGCGCTGAAACTGCTTTTGCAGCTGGCACAACGAAACTAGTGCGTATGGACTTCGACGGTTCGACGTTGTCAGGCAGTGGCGGAACGTACTCAACCAAAAAGTATCGCGTAGATCTAGCAATGCAGATTACTTCCGTTGACCCGCTGGAATCACGCGACGGCAATGACATTGTTACCGTCAACTTCCGCGCAGTCTACAACGCGACTGCCGCGCTTTACGCGAATTTCCTTGTTTGTAATCTACTGGCAACGGTTCCATAGGATAACCCATGACATTCAAATTCTTACTTGACCCTGACGCTATCACCGTAGGCGACCTAGAAGATACGGAAACCACCATCACCGGAACGCTTACCCTAATGGCGCGATGTATGACTACGCTAGACGGGCAACCTATCGACCCCGTAGAAGGGCGGAAGCTACTACGCGCCTTATCACTGGCAGACTTTGGAGACGTGAAAAAGGATTTTTTATCCGCGTTGAAGTCAGTGGTGGAGACCTTGACGACGTAATCGCATGGGCAGAGGCCAACGGCAAGCCGCCATTGTGGGTGAACGAGTTGCAGGCCGCCGAGGAATGGGGCGTACCGCCATGGGTTGTACATCAAGGCCCTGCAATATGGTTCAACCGCTGGCGGCGATTCGCGGTATACCGTGAAAGGAGAATGAAACATGACCGAAAAGGTTGAGATCGACATTGTAGCCAGAGACAAGGCAAGCGGTACGATAAAAAAAG